TGCTGATGTTGGTGGGGGCACCGCGGGCAACAAAGACAATATGGTTGTCTTTGATGAAAGCCTGGTCGGGGATTTGCAAACAGTTGTCGATCAAGGACCGATTCCAGCAAGTGCTGCGGATTTAGCCACCACTAAAAAGATGGACGCGGACAACGCGGATACATCAGTTGTTGAAACTGATGACGGCGTAGAAGTTGAGATTGCTGATGACTTGTTCGACGCGGCGTCTAAAGCTGACCAAGACGTTGTTACGGTAAACTCGGACGGAACAGCGACGGTTGCGGTAGATCCGAACGCGGTTGCAACGGGCACAGACCTCGTGGTCACCGACGACAAGACAACGGACGTAGCAGTTGTAGACGACAAAACGACGGACGTAACGGTTACCGATGACAAGACAACGGATGTTGCGGTTGTCCCTGAGACTTCAACGGATGTTGCGGTTGTCCCTGAAACTACGACGGATCTCACCGTTGTTCCGGAAACCACGACCACGACTGACGTAGCAGTAGATCCAACTGTAGACCTTGTCACCTACACCGATGTCGAAGATGACCCCGTCGAAGTCGAGGTCGATGAGCCTGTGGTAACCGCGGACCCAGTAACCGTAGACCCAGAAGTACCTGATATCTTTGTCCCGCCGATGACGAGCTTCAACGACGATGGAGAAGAAGAGATTGAGTGCCCTGAAGGTTACACGATGATCGAGACTGACGCTGGCCCAATGTGTCAGAAGATCATCACGGCGAGATCCTCTATCCAACGTGGCGGCAGATTTATCAGGGACCAAGGTCGAGGATACACGGGCGGCACGGCGAGACTCTCCAGCGGAACCAAGGGCCCAGGTCAGAAGCGCAAGACTCGTACAACATCTAGTACAGAACGTCGCCGCCCTACGGTTAGAACCTGATGAATCTACAGGCGCTACCCGAAGAAGCTCTAAAAGAGATCTTGGCCTTAACCGAGGCCAAGAAGCGGCTTGATTTGCGGGAAGAGGCCTGCGAAAAGTTCATGCCGTTTGCGCATCACGTCTACGAAAACTTCATCGAGGGCAGTCATCACCGGATAATTGCTGAAAAACTTGAACGTGTTGCGCGAGGAGAACTCAAGCGATTGATAATTAACATGCCGCCTCGACATTCGAAGTCGGAGTTTGCAAGTTTTTTGATGCCAGCGTGGTTTTTGGGCCGCAATCCGAAGTTAAAAATCATCCAGGCTACGCACAACACTGAGTTGGCGGTGCGTTTTGGCCGTAAAGTAAGGGATTTGATCGATGATCCAGCGTATAAAGAGATTTTTCCGGACACCAATCTCAAGGAAGACAATAAAGGCGCGGGTAAGTGGGGCACTACAGCGGGCGCAGAGTACTTTGCTGCGGGTGTGGGTGCGGCTATCACTGGCCGTGGTGCAGATTTACTTATCATTGACGACCCTCATTCGGAACAAGATGCGTTAAGCGAGTCTGCCTTCGACAATGCCTACGAATGGTACACTTCTGGCCCTCGTCAGCGTCTTCAACCGGGCGGAACCATCATTTTGGTAATGACTCGATGGGGTAAAAAAGACTTGACAGGCAGATTATTGGCCCAGCAGGGCAGTGATACCATGTCTGACCAGTGGGAGGTCGTAGAATTTCCTGCAATCTTGCCGAGTGACAAGCCTTTGTGGCCTGAGTTCTGGGATAAGGACGCTTTGCTTTCGATTAAGGCGTCTTTGCCTGTTGGAAAGTGGAATGCGCAGTGGCAACAGCAGCCGACAGCGTCGGAATCTGCGATTATCAAGCGCGATTGGTGGCAGGGCTGGGAGAAAGAAGAGATTCCTCCTGTCAAGTACATTCTTCAGTCTTATGATACGGCGTTTTCTAAGAAAGAGACGGCGGATTACAGCGCAATTACTACCTGGGGCATCTTTACGCCCGAGGAAGGTGGGCCTGACAACATCATTTTGATGGATGCGCAGCGCGGTCGGTGGAACTTTCCTGAATTGAAGGAAAAAGCGTTTGAGGAACATGAGTATTGGGAGCCGGATATGGTGCTGGTCGAAGCAAAAGCGACGGGTACACCGCTTATTGACGAGTTGCGGCTCCGCGGGATTCCTGCGCTGGGCTTCTCACCGGGCAAAGGACGTGATAAAGTGACCAGAATGCACATGGTTGCGCCATTGTTCGAGGCTGGTGTAGTCTGGGCCCCAAGTGATAAGAAGTTTGCGGACGAGGTCATCGAAGAAGTTGTGTCATTTCCCAATGGCGACCACGATGATTTTTGTGATAGCATGACTTTAGCACTAATGCGTTTTCGCCAAGGCGGGTTTATATCGCTTCACGGTGAGGGCGACGACGAAAACGAGTATCGCCGCAAGCGGGAGTATTACTAATGGCTTTGCCACCACTTTTAGATTCTGGAATATCCTCCGAAGATATGGCTCCTACAGAGGCCTCTGTTGATGTTTCGGTCCCGCAGGTAGAAGATTTCGCAGGCGGAGCGGAGATTACCGAGGACGGTCAAGGCGGCGCGATTATCCAAGCCTTAGTTGAGGCTATGCAGGGCGAAGAAGCGGAGGAGCAGATTCCTCACAACGCTAACTTAGCCGAATATTTGGACGACGGGTATCTTGGGGAGATCTCCTCAGACCTACGCGCATCATACGAAGACGATATGGAGTCTCGTTCGGAGTGGGAAGAGACATACACACAAGGCTTAGATCAGCTTGGCGTTAAGTACGACGAGCGCACACAGCCGTTCCAAGGGGCATCGGGGGTAACTCACCCGTTGATTGCCGAGAGTGTCACTCAGTTCCAAGCACAGGCGTACAAAGAGTTGCTGCCATCGGGTGGCCCAGTCAAGACTCAGGTCTTGGGTTTGCAGGACGTGGCTCGTGAAGAGCAGGCGGCTCGTGTAAAAGACTTCATGAACTACCAGATCATGGAAGTTATGGAAGAGTTCGACCCTGATATGGATCAGCTTCTGTTCTATTTACCGCTTTCGGGGTCTACGTTTAAGAAAGTTTACTTTGACGAAGCTAAACAACGGGCTGTCTCTAAGTTCGTTCCGGCGCAAGATTTGGTTGTGCCGTATGCTGCGTCTGATTTGGCTACCGCTTCGCGTGTTACGCACGTTCTACGCATGGACGGCAACGACATCCGCAAGATGCAGTTAGCTGGATTCTACCGTGACGTAGAGTTAAGCAAGTATAACCAAGAGGACGAGGTCCGCGAGAAGGTAGACGAGCTTCAAGGCACGTCTCGCACTTACTCGGACGAAGTGTACACGATCCTTGAGATGCATGTTGACTTGGACATCGAGGGCTTTGAGGACATGGCTCCTGATGGGGAGCCAACAGGTATAGCGATTCCGTACATTGTTACTCTGGACGAGGGATCAGGGAATATCCTGTCGATCCGCCGGAACTTCGAAGAGGGCACAGGCATCTCTAAGAAGATGCAGTACTTCGTACACTACAAGTTTATGCCTGGTTTAGGGTTCTATGGCTTTGGTTTGATCCACATGATTGGTGGTTTGGGACGCGCAGCTACGAGTATTCTTCGCCAGTTGATCGACGCCGGAACCTTGGCAAACCTCCCAGCTGGGTTCAAGGCTCGGGGCGTAAGGGTTCGTAATGACGACGAACCCTTACAACCCGGAGAATGGCGGGATATTGACGCTCCTGGTGGCAACATCAGGGACGCAATCATTCCGCTTCCGTACAAAGAGCCTTCAGCAACCCTCGCACAGCTTCTAGGAGCCCTCATAGAGGGCGGAAGACGTTTTGTGTCACTGGCAGACCAACAAACAGGAGATGGCAACGCAGCGGCTCCTGTGGGCACTACAGTGGCTATGCTGGAACGTGGCATGAAAGTTATGTCAGCTATCCACAAGCGGCTGCATTACGCACAGCGCCAAGAGTTTCGTGTTCTAGCTCGGATCTTTAGGGACAATATGCCCGCAGATGGGTATCCTTACGACGTTGTCGGCGGTGACCGTATGGTTATGGCCGAAGACTTTGACGGTCGTGTGGACGTTATTCCGGTCAGTGACCCGAACATCTTCTCGATGGCGCAACGGGTTACTCTGGCTCAGACGCAGTTACAGTTGGCTCAGTCCAACCCTCAGTTGCACAACTTGAACGCGGCGTATCGTAGAATGTATCAGGCCCTTGAGGTCCAGAACATTGATGAGATTCTACCACCACCTCCGGAGCCACAGCCTCTGGATCCAGCGATTGAGAACGCTCGGGCGCTGATGGGAGAGATTCTCAACACGTTCCCAGAGCAGGACCACGACGCGCATATCCGTATGCACATGGCGTT